CCCCTTGAGAAGGGGGGCGACATCATCTTGAACCAGACCTATGTGACCGCCATGAGCATGGCTGACGGGGGCGGCGAGGACATGGGCGCCGGGGGCGAGGACATGGGCGCAGAGGAGCCCGACGCGGAGGAGCCCGACACCGAGGAGCCCGACACCGAGGGCGAGGACTTCGAGGGGGGCGCATCCGAGGAGGAGGAGGACGAGTTCACGAGCGAGGAGCCCCCCCCGCTCACCAAGGCGCGCAAGGTGCGCGTGAGCGTGGAGCTGTGAGCATGTTCACGCACATCGTGGAGCGGCTGCTCAAGGGCAAGTACGGCGACCTCGACCTCACGCCCCCCCAAGGTGTGCGTGACGCGGCGCGGCGCGGCTTGGAGCTGAGGCGCGAGCACGGGCGCGGGGGCTTGAGCACCAAGCAGGCCAAGCAACAGGGGATCGGGAGCGGGGTGCAGCGCGCGGTGAACCTCGCCAACGGGAACACCATGAGCCCGCGCACGGTCCGGCGCATGGCTTCGTTCTTCGCGCGTCACCGCGTGTACAAGGAGCAGGGGCACCACGAGGACAAGACTAGCGCCGCCTACATCTCGTGGCTCCTGTGGGGAGGTGACGCGGGGGACGCGTGGGCGCGCAAGCTCGTGGCGCAGATGGACGCACGCGACAAGGGGGACGCATGAAGCTAGAACTCGTGGCGACCCCCGCAGAGCTGGGGCGCGAGACCCTTGAGAGCTTGAGCATCAAGATCATGGACGCCGCCGTGGATGTGGCGCGCGGCGCGTTGGGGGACGGGCTCAAGAAGGCACAAGAGCGCAGCGACACGCCCGCCAAGCCGCATGAGCGCGTGAGGGGGAGCGAGCGCAACCCCGAGGGCTCAGCGCGCTCGCGCACCAGCGGCGAGGGCATCAAGGTCACCAAGGAGATCCGAGACGCGCTGCGCGAGAAGGCGCGCGAGCACAACGAGAGCACCACGGAGCCGTGGCAGCGCGTGAGCCTAGGGGCGCTCATGTCGGTGTGGCGCAGGGGCGCGGGGGCGTTCTCCGTGTCGCACCGCCCCTCGCAGAACAGGCAGAGCTGGGCGTACGCGCGCGTCAACGCGTTCCTCAAGATCGCCACGGGGCGCGGGGGCAACCCCAAGTACACGCAGGATGATGACCTCTTGGACGGAGACCACCCCCGCCGGCGCGCGCAGAAGGCGCACGACCCCGAGTGCTGCGGGGACGCGCTCCACAAGGCACGCGGCGCGCGGAGAGGGGGCGAGGTGGACCTCGTGGCAGAGCTGGCGGGGCGCATGGAGCACCTGTACAAGATGCGCGTGCTCGCGCTTGAGCGTGACCTAGAGGCGCTGAAGCCATGACACAGCTTGAGCTGTTGCAGGAGGCCGAGCGCCTAGCGCGCCTGCACAATGACGCGTTCCTCGTGGAGTTCTTGGGCGCGGCGCGCTCGGGGCTGGGGGACGAGCGCATCGAGGAGCTAGTGCGCGCGGGCGTGTTGTCCGTGGACGCGCTCGTGGGGCTGCGCGTGGACGGGCTTGACCCCTACGAGTACCTAGCGCACGCGGGGCGGCTCATGGACGCCGCGACCCCCGCGCAGCGCGCCTCAATGCGCGAGTGGACCCTTGAGCAGTGGGCGCCGCTCGTGCAGGCGCGGGTGCGCGACTCGCGGAACATGACCCGCGGGGAGGCGGAGCAGGCGCTCGTGCCAGGGCTCACGGAGACCGTAGCGGTCCCCCAGCTTGACGCGGCGCTGCCGCCCACGCAGGTGACGGTGCCCTCGTGGATGGCTCCCGCAGAGCGCGCCTCGTACGCTCGCGCCGTGACCCGCGCTGGCGAGTACGCGCGGGGGCTAGGCAACGAGCTGAACGAGGACTTGACGCGCGTGGCGGCGGAGGCGTGGAACGGGGAGCAGATCACGCGAGAGGTGGACCCCGCCCGGCGCGCCGCGACCCTCGAGGCCCTGCGCGAGGAGATGGGGCGCACGCTCACAACGAGCCGAGACGCGCGAGCCCTCGCGGGGGCGCTCGGGGACAGGGTGGGCACCTACGCGCACAACTGGCTCCGCGTGGCGCAGACCGAGCTACAGGCGGCGCACAACGAGGGGCGCGTGCTCGCGGCGCTCGACACGGACGGAGAGGAGGCGCAGGTGGCGCGCATCCCCGAGAGCGGCGCGTGCGACTACTGCCTGCAGCACTTCACCGAGGGGGGCGCGCCCCGAGTGTTCGCGGCGCGTGCTATAATCGCCAACGGAGTCAATGTGGGGCGCGCCCGCGCTGACTGGCTCCCCACCGTGTTCCCCATGCACCCCAACTGCAGGTGCGACACCATACAAGTGCCGCGAGGCTACCGCGTGACCCCCACGGGCGCACTTGAACCCAAGGAGCCGTGATCCATGTTCACCTACTCTCAGTGGCTCGTGGACTTCTTCGCTAAGGCGGCGGGTCACAAGTACATCAAGCGCATCCCGTACCTGTCCCAGGGCAAGACGCGCTACCGCTACATCTACAAGCTCACTCACATGGCGGGCGGCAAGCATGTGCTCGACCCCGAGCACATGGTGGTGGGCGCCGCGTTCCAGATGGAGACGGGCGCGGGCAAGGAAGTCCACGCGCACATCGTGAGCACGAGCGGCGAGAATGTGACCTACAGGTTGGACGACGGACCCGACAAGGATAAGGTGTTCACCGTCACCCGCGCGCAGCTCGCGCAGAAGCTCAACGAGAAGCACGGAGTGCATGGAGCGATCTCGGCGGAGCGCGACAAGCAGGCCAAGGTGGTCGCGGACTTGAAAGCGGGGGGCGCGTCCACTAAGCAGGTGGCGCGTGAGCAGGCCCGCCTAGATCGCTTGGAGGCTGCGTTACCCGCACCTGCGCCAGCGCCCAAGAGCGAGGACCGCGAGGGGGAGGAGCGTGTAAAGGACACGGCCACGCGTCTGCTAGCAGCGTTGCGCTCACCTGCGCGCTATACCGTGAGGCTGTCGTCTAGCCCCGCCGTGACCATGCCGACCACATGGGATGGATTCGGGCGATATGGGGCTGTGTCCGCGGACACGACCCAGTTGCTAGAACAGATCACAGCCACCCCCGCAGTGTTCACGCCTCGTTCGTTCCCGACAAAACAGCAGGGCGTGACGCAGCTCACGCACACAGGGAAACTCGAGGATGTCACCAAGGATGTGATCTCCGCCCCCTGGGTGCCCAAGGGATACATCGCATCTCTGGACAACGACATGAACATGATTGACCTCACCATCTCCGAGGGCGCGTTCACAGGGCGCCGCGCGTTGGTGATCCCCCCCACCATGCTCAATGTTCATACCTACCAGGACCGCGTTGCGCGCCTCCCCATCGTCTCTGCCGAGACGATGGGTGATGTGAAGTCCGTGGTCGATGCCCTAATGACCGCGGATGCGCTGCCTCACCATCTAGCCGCGAGCATGGGTAGGTACAGCATTGAAGAAATCAAGCGTCCCGAGGCGCCTAGGCGGAAGATCGTGAGTGATGTAGACGAGTTGGCGGATAACATTCTCACGGAGATGCAAGACCACTACGGCAACGGATACCGATTCAAACTGGAGACGCGGGTGGGCATGCCTCGCATTTATGTTTCGCGGAGGCTCAGCCGCGGCTGGCAGAATATGGGGTATATCTCCGTCAACGACGAGGGCAAGATCCACGATGTCGCGCTGACGCGATTAGTTGGAGAACTGCGTGATTTTGTTGAGGATCAGTTGAATCTATACAAGATCAAGGAGCCTCTGACATCGCCTCCGCAGGCTACAAAGGATCAGTTGAACCGATACGAGACCAAGGAGCCCTAGATGCCATTCCCCAACGAGCACGCAGCGAGGCAGACCGAGCCGAGCGAGTACACCGAGTTCCGCCGCTACACGCCCAAGGGGGCGCCAGCGGGCTTGTCCATGATCCTTGGGATCAAGGACGGCAAGAGCGAGGTGCAGAGCGTCCGCGCGGACGCGTCCAAGATGTCGGCGGCGGAGTTCGCCGCGTGGCTCAAGGAGCACGAGTTCAAACACGAGGTGGAGGAGGCCACGCGCAAAGGGGGCTTTGAGAGCTTCGCGCGCTGGGTGCCCTTGCAGCTCGGCGCGGAGACCTTGAGCAAGGCGCAGGAGGACGACCCCCCCGTGACTGCTCGTATAGGCGGCGTGTGCAGCACGGACGACATGGACTTTGAGGGGGAGCGGATCGCGCAGAACGGGCTCGACTGGTCATACTTCCTGCAGCACGGGTGGTTCAACCACGAGCACCAGCAGGGGCCTGCGGCAGTGCTCGGGCACCCGACCCGCGTGGAGGCGGTGGACGACCACAGGACGCGCGTGGAGGGGGAGCTGTACCTAGCCAAGCCACTCGCCCGCGAGATCTACGAGACCGCGTACGCGCTGCACAAGGCGGGCGCGCCGCGCTCCTTGGGCTTCTCGATTGAGGGGCAGGTGCTCGCGCGTGACCCCGTGACGCCCAAGAAGGTACTCAAGGCGCGCGTGCTGAATGTGGCGATCACGAGCGCACCAGTCAACCCGCACACCAACCTTGAGCTGATCGCGCGCTCTATGGGCGCGGCGGCGGGCTACCAAGAGCCCGCGGTGCCCGACGCGGACGCGAACTTGAGCGCGCTCATGGATCAGAGCCTCGCCCCCAAGCTCTCAAGCGCCACGACCCCCGCGTCCGCCCCCAAGCGCGTGATGAAGCGCGCGCAGGTGTTCGCGCTCCTGCGCGCAAAGTTCCCCGAGATGGACGAGGGCGACCTGGGCGACCTTGTGGGGCGTCTCATGGGCGCCGCGCGTGAGTTGCAAAAAAAACCTTGACACCTCACAATATAACTAACTCACCAAGGAGACACCGATGAGTGACACGCAGATCGAGCAGAGCGCCACCGCGCTCGTTGACGCGCCTGTGCCCACACCCGTGGACGAGGTCGAGGTGGACGCGCTGACCGAGGCGCTGGACACCCTCGCCAAGGCGATGAACAAGGACGCCCCCAAGTACTCCAAGGGCAAGGGCAAGCAGGTCATGCTGTTTGACGCCGAGGAGGACGAGGACACCGAGGACTCTGAGGACGAGGAGGACGACTCCGAGGACGAGGAGGACGAGGAGGACATGGAGAAGGGGCTCCGCATGTACGGCATCGAGGAGGCCATGAAGGCTATGGCCGCCGGCACCGACAAGATCGTGGGCGACATGGAGAAGCGCATGCACGCTCTCATGAAGGGCATGGAGACCATGCTCCAGGAGATCAAGGGCATGAAGGGCGAGCAGAGCGCGATGGCCAAGAGCCTCGGCGCCGCGCTCAACGCGCCCGTGGCGCCCCGCGCCGCGCTCTCCGTGGTCGCCGCCCCCGTGGCGCCCGCCCCCGCCGCCCCCACGCGCGGTGAGCTGCTGTCAAAGGCGCTCACCAAGTTGCAAGACCCCTCCGTGGACAACGCCCGCAAGGCGCGTCTGCGCAGCGCCGTGTCGCTCCTTGAGAGCGGCGCCGACCCCCGCACCCTTGACAGCCTTGTGAACGGCTAAGAGCACACAGGAGAAGCGATATGATGAACCTCCCCGAGATCAACACCCTCGCGAATGTCGAGGACCTCGCCGCCCTCAACAACGCTCTCCGCAAGAGCGCCAACGCGGGCTACCAGACCCCCGCTGGCACCGTTGGCGGTGACGCGGGCAGCCTCTCGCCCCTCGTGCCCCAGAGCATCGAGAACACCCTGGCGAGCGCCACCTACACCATGAAGGAGCTGACCCTGTGGCCCGCGATCCCCAAGGTCCAGGTCACCAACACGCTCCACGAGTACGCGGTCATCAACGACCACGGGCTCGACCTCGAGGCCTTCATCGCTGAGGGCGCCGCGGGTACCACCAACCGCAGCGAGTACGAGCGCAAGAATGTGCGCATCAAGTACCTTGCCGAGCGCCGTGAGGTGACCGATGTGGGCTCGCTCGTGGGGCTCATCGGCAACCAGAGCAACGCCATCGCCGCCGAGACCGAGCGCGGTACCATGCGCCTCCTGCAGAAGCTGGAGCGCAGCCTGTGGCACGCGGACGAGGATGTGAACCCCCTCGCCTTCAACGGCATCATCAAGCAGATCGAGGGCCACAGCAGCGGCGCGAACACCTACGACCTCGCGGGCAAGTCCCCCACGCCCCGCCTCCTCCAGGAGGTCCTGTCCGAGCTGCAGAGCGCCCCGCGCTTTGGTCGCCCCGACTGCATCTATGTGGAGCCCCGTATCCACGCGGAGCTGATCAAGTTCGCGGTGCAGTTCGGTCGCCACGACCAGCTCTCCGTGAGCCGCGCGGCTGACGGGCTCACCTACGGCGCGATGGAGCTGAACATCATGAGCCCCTACGGCGCCGTGCCCGTCAAGTCGGCTCCGTTCCTGTTCAACGCGTACGGCGCGCCCGAGAGCGCCTCGTCCGTGGACGCGCCCGCGAGCGCCACGCTGACCAGCGCCGTGGCCGCCTCGGACGCCGCCTCCAAGTTCGTTGCCGCGGACGCGGGCGCGTACATCTACCGCATCGTCGCCGTGAACAACAGCGGCTACAGCGCCGCGATCAACAGCTCCGCCGTCACCGTCGCCGCCGGCGACAAGGTCACGCTGACCATCGCCGCCGCCACGGACGCGGTGTTCTACAAGATCTACCGCACCGAGGCGGGCGGCGCCGCGAGCACCGCTAAGCTCATCGGTGAGGTCAAGAAGGCGAGCAGCGGCGCCACCGTGTTCGTGGACCGCAACGGCGTGCGTCCTGGCACCTCTAAGATCGTGTTCGTGCAGCACGACCCCTCGGTGCTCGAGTTCGCGCGCCTCCTCGACTTCTTCCGCCGCCCCCTCGCTGAGGTCGCGACCAGCAAGCCCTTCCTGCTCATGCTGTTCGGGTCCCCCATCGTCAAGGTGCC